CTGATGAAGTGGAGCAACCTACCGCCGAACAAGAACCTGAGGAACAAACCGATGAGACTGATAGCTGAAGAAATTACATCCGTCGATTTTCTTTGTGAAGAAAACGAGGGAAAGAAGAATTACTTCATTGAAGGTATCTTCCTGCAATCGGAAATTAAAAACCGTAATGGCAGAATGTACCCTCAGAAAACTTTAGCGCGTGAAGTTGCTAAATACGATGAGAACTACATTCAAAAAGGGCGTGCCCTTGGAGAATTAGGTCATCCCGATGGTCCATCCATCAACCTAGATCGTGTATCACACAAGATCATTTCCCTTAAGGAAGACGGAAACAACTTTGTCGGTAAGGCAAAGTTACTTGACACTCCTATGGGTAAGATCGCTAAAGATCTCCTTGGAGAAGGTGTGAAACTAGGCGTTTCGTCTAGAGGCATGGGTTCTATTCGTAAAGAAGAGAACTGTAGTGTTGTTTGTGATGACTTTATGCTCGCTACTGCTGCTGATATTGTAGCAGATCCTTCTGCACCTGATGCATTTGTTGATGGAATTATGGAAGGTAAAGAGTGGGTTTGGGATAATGGCATCTTGAAAGAGTCTGCAGTAGCAGAAATCAAACAAGAAATCGATCAAGCAACCCTTATCAATCTTCAAGAGCGCAAAATTTCCGCGTTTGCAAAGTTCCTGAAGAGTTTGTAAGGTTATTAATTTATAAATAAACATAGACAACGCAAAGTACAACGGAGACCTAGAAATGTCTGAGACCCTCAACACTGTAGATAATATGGAAGAAGTGAACGAAGGCTCTAACGTCGTTACCAAGAATGCAAAGCCTGGTGAAAAAATTGACACCTCTAAAGGTGGCGCTGCTAAGGTTATTGACGTTAACACCGATTCCATGGAAGGTGCAAAGGGCACCAAGAACGCTGGTGCAAGCGCATCGGGTGCTGTAAAGCACGAAGGTTCTAAATCCCTTTCAACAAAACCTTCTGATGCATCTGCTAAGATGGAGGAAACCGATGGCGAAGAAGAAGAAACAATCACTGAAACCAAGTACGACTTTAGTGAAGATGTTGACGCTCTTGTCGCTGGTGAAGACCTCTCAGAAGAATTCAGAGAGCGTGCAGTAACGATCTTTGAAGCAGCGGTCACCGCAAAAGTCAATGCTGAAACAGCTGCGTTGCAAGAGGCATTTGAATCTACTCTGACTGAAGAAGTCGAACAGATCAAAACAGAATTGGCCGAGAAAGTAGACGACTATCTCACTTATGCCGCCGAGTCCTGGATGAAGGAGAATGCTCTCCAGATCGAGCACGGCATTAAGACTGAGATGGCAGAGTCGTTCTTCTCTGGCCTCAAGTCTCTCTTTATGGAGCACAATTTCAGTGTTCCCGAAGAGAAGTTCAACCTGCTGGATGGAATGGCAGGTGAGCTTGATGAAATGGAAGCTAAACTCAACGAGCAAATCGACACCAATGTTGCACTGAATAAGCAACTTGGTGAGTTTGTTAAAATGGAGATTGTGAACGAATGTGCCGCTGGTCTCGCAGAGACCCAGAAAGAGAAGCTCGCTTCTCTGGCAGAGGGTGTTGAGTTTGAAACTGAAGAAGACTTTAGAAATAAGGTCAATACGATCAAGGAATCATACTTCACTAGGAAGGCTGAACTTGCAGAATCTGTAAGCGACCCCACCGAAGAAGCTGCTGAACCCCTTGTCGAATCTACAGCGAGCGGCTCGATGTCGAAATACGTCGATGCATTAGCACGTTGGTCCAAATAATTAACTTATCTACTTTAAACCTCGGAGACAACAATGTCCTTACAACAACTCCAGGAGAAGTGGGCACCCGTCCTGAATCACGAAGCTCTGCCCGAGATCGAAGATTCCCATAAGCGTGGCGTAGTCGCACAACTCCTCGAAAACCAAGAAAAAGCAATCACTGAAGAAGCTTCCGTTCTTAACGAAACTCTTCAAACCACTGGTTACACTGGCGCATCGACCGCTACTGGTCCTGTTGCTGGTTTCGACCCTGTTCTGATCTCCCTGATCAGACGCTCCATGCCCCAACTGATCGCTTACGATATCGCAGGCGTTCAACCGATGACTGGTCCTACTGGACTGATCTTCGCAATGCGTACGAACTACGGTTCTGAGCGTAACCCCGCAGCATCTGGCTACGACGAAGCATTCTTCAACGAGCCTAACGCTGGTTTCTCTGGTGGTCCTGGCGCATACGATCCTGGTGCAACTGATGCTACCAACGATGCACAAGGCACCAACCCTGCACTCCTCAACGATTCCCCCGCTGGAACCTATGAGCAGGCAGACGATGCAACTGGTATGACCACTGCAACTGCTGAAGCACTTGACGATTCCTCTTCTAACACGGCATTCCGTGAGATGGGTTTCTCGATCGAGAAGGTTACTGTAACCGCTCGTGCTCGTGCGCTGAAGGCAGAATACAGCATCGAACTCGCACAAGACCTGAAGGCGATTCATGGTCTGGATGCTGAGCAAGAGCTCGCTAACATTCTCAGCACTGAGATCCTGGCAGAAATCAACCGCGAAGTTGTTAGAACCATTTACACCAACGCTGTAAAGGGTGCTCAGAACAACACCGCAACTGCTGGTGTATTCGACCTCGACGTTGACTCCAACGGTCGCTGGTCTGTTGAGAAGTTCAAGGGTCTCCTGTTCCAGATCGAAAGAGATGCTAACGCTATCGGTCAGCAAACTCGTCGCGGAAAGGGCAACATCCTGATCTGTTCTGCTGACGTTGCTTCTGCACTCGGTATGGCAGGCGTTCTGGATTACTCCCCTGCTCTGAACGGCAACAACGCTCTGACTGGCGTTGACGATACCTCCAGCACTCTGGTTGGTACTCTGAACGGTCGCATCAAGGTCTACGTTGATCCTTATTCTGCTAACGTTGCTGATAAGCACTACTACGTTGCAGGTTATAAGGGCACTTCTCCTTATGACGCAGGTCTGTTCTACTGCCCTTACGTTCCTCTCCAGCAGGTTCGTGCAATCAACCCTGACACCTTCCAGCCCAAGATCGGCTTCAAGACTCGCTACGGCATGGTCTCGAACCCCTTCGCACAAGGTCTGACTCAAGGTTCTGGTGCTCTGACTGCAAACACCAACCGCTACTATCGTCGCGTTCAGGTTGCTAACCTGATGTGATTCTTGCCCCACTGGGCATATCTAAAGGAGGACCCTTCGGGGTCCTTTTTTTATGTCTATATAATCGTGGAGGATATACCTACCCATCCTTGGGTTGGGTAACTATGTCCTCTACATGTAAACAAAATGACTAGACTATTTGTTTCACTGCTATTAGCTTCTGTAGCAGTATCAACTATTAGCACTTCTGGAGAAGCAAAAGGAAGAGTGTGGGGATCACCTGGTGGTCATCCAGGATGGGTCTCACCTCCCAAAAAGCGTTGTACTAAGAAACGCCCTTGTTCCAGAATGCCAGAGATTCCATTTTTACCAGGTGAGGTAATTCCCATGCCGAGAGGAGGATATCCAAGAGATTTTATTATGCGATAATAAACATAGAGACCCTAAGGGGTCTCTTTTTTTATCTTTACATATGATGTGTAGTCTAGTATACAAAAAATAAGAGTTATTGTTAGTCATATCGATTCCGTCAGAAAATGCACACATTACATATAAGTAGTATCAGAATTACGCGAGGTGGAAAAATGAATCCTATCCTTACCTACATTATGCCAACCGATTATGGAGAAGATCATGCACAATATAACTTCGCGCAATCAACTGGATGAGTGGCGTCATTTTGAGGATACCATTGATGAAATGGATATTGAGATGCAAAAAATGAATGACTACTATGAATGTTTAATTGAATGCGACTCCCTAAATCAGCATGAATGTAAAAAAATCTGTAAGAGATTGCTCCTATGATACAAAACCCCTATAAATAAAACTACCGTGTGAAGGAAGTGACCGAGGGGATTCGTCCCCTCTTTTTTTGCGCTAAATAATTTTACTCTGTAATTACATCATGGATTATAAACCATACTCCCCAGAGTGGCATAGAAAAAGATATCTCAAAGAAGCATTGGACATGTACTTAAATGATTATGTTTCCAATGAAGTAATTAAAAATGATATCTTTGATATTCTTATGGAACGATCTGATTCAGCATATGCTGACTGGAACAAGACAGAAGAATTGACATCAATGTTAGAATCTAAATAACACTGTATCTGGTGTATTTTTATGCTCTCGACTGCGTACAGACTCCGCCTGGAGTCCATCTGTAGGTGCATTGCTAACAAAGAACAAGTTCCTTTAGAGGATATGATCTGGGCAGAGAAACTTGCCAAAGCCCATACTCTTGCAAGGGACTGGTTGCAGAAAGCAAGACGCCAAGCTTCTCAAGATATTGAAGAAGGAAGCACAGACGATTTTCTCAATAGGATGGGTCTTGGGGACCCCGATCCATCCAATCACAAAACGGGGTTCTCTGGAGCGGATGAAATTGTAGATTGGTTTCAACGTGACAAACCTGATGACTGGAGACAACGCGACTAAATTATGAA